GTAAATCATTCCCCTTGGAGTACAAAGGCAATCGCAAGGAAGCGAGAAAGCCTTTGGGCTACTCTGAGCTACTAGATTATGCCATGATGCACTATGACATTGAGATCACAAACGGTATCGAAGCTGATGATCTTGTCGTATACCTTAAAACTCATAGCGATGAGGACTTTGTTCTCTGTGCAATCGATAAGGATGTGCTGTACCAATCTGAGGGTACTCACTACAATTACAACAAAGACGAAGAGGTTACGGTTACTAAATGGGATTCTATAAAATACGCTTATTATCAAACACTTACTGGCGATCCCTCTGATGGTTACAAAGGTTGTAAAGGCATTGGGGATAAGCGAGCTAGACGTATCTTACATGGCTTGGAGACTGAAGCAGATCTCTGGGCTGCTGTGGTGGAGGCGTATGAGGCTGCGGGGCAAACTGAAGAAGAGGCATTATGGACTATGAGATTAGCTAATATGCACCAATGGAATGGATCTGAAATTGTACTGTGGAACCCTCCCGAACCCCTTTCGGGTAATAGAGAGAATCTATAATTCGATTGAAAAAGCCCCTATAGAAGAACTTAAGAATATCTTAAGAATTACTATAGATAGTTATTATAATTATTATTATTAAATAATACTTTAGATTATCTATAGTATTCTTAAGAATATCTTTAGAAGGAGACAAAATGATTAAAATTAATAGAGATGCTCTTGCGGCTGTGATCGACTACCTAGTTGCCCGCCACCCAAACGAGCTACCTCGTGGTGTGACTACCCTAGAGCAGCTCCACCTGAAAATCGGACAACAACAAGTCATTGAGACACTCAAGGAATACTTGGAGCACTTGGAGCATACCAATGGAAAATCTTGAGATTATTATTTACGATGATAAATACCGTTTAGACTTGGCAGAATTGCTACAAGAAATGTCAAAAGAACTTTACGGTACAGGTATGTGTGACGTAGATAGTTTTGTTAGAAATCATTGGGTAGTGTATCTAGTCATGGTCAATAAAAAGCCTGTTGGTCTTAGTTCGTGGTCACAAAATACTTATTTTGGTCTACGCACCCCAACGGTAGGCAACACATATCTATTTGTTGTTCCAGAATACCGAAACAGTAGAGCTAGTTATATTTTAACAGCTTCTTTGTTTTGCAAAGTCTCCGATGAGACACAATTGCCTATAGAAACTTATATTGCTTCCGAGCATACTAACCGAGTTTTACACAATAGGCTAGAAGGTAAGCATTTGTATGACGTCTACGAGTACTCGCCTGAGCAAGTAAAAGCAGGTTTTAATAATCTGAAATACAAAAAATATACTTAATCGATTAGGAAAAATTATGAAAGTTCAAATTATTGTTGAGCGTCTACTTAACGGCAGCTCTAGCAAAAGTGCTCCAGTAGTTGAGAAGCCAGTATACACAGCTCCTCCTGCTGCACCTAAAGCTTTGGACGCGGCTACTCAAGAAGCTGCTATGACCCCAGAAGAAGAACAAAAGCGTGTGAAAGACGCTACTAAAGAAGGTGCTAAGTCACTTCAAATTCCAGTAACAACTACAGCAGGTACAACTTCTAGTACTGTAGGTACAGGTCAATAAGGAGGCTGTAATGTCTTCCATTACACTATACCCAGATGTACCATGCTCATATCCAACTACTGTAGGATTAAATGAAACAGTTGTAGGTGACAGCTCTACACTAATTGCTGCTTTCCGCAACAACTCGTCAATTGCTAATCTACGGGCTGTTCTACAGACTATGCACTTGTTACCACATGAGCCGTCTGACGATACATTAATGACAATTCAGTTCATAGCCCTTCCTACTGTAAGTGGCGGTACTTGGAACTCAATTACAGGCAGCGAACTAGAGATTAATACTACTGCATCTATTAGCGGTGGTAAAGTTGCTTTAACAGTATACTCAGATGTTACACAATCTCATGGAAATTCTCCGGCTACAGCATCAACTGCTAATGAAGATATGAGTAATCTTGGTCTAGAGTTATATGTTGGACAAGCCTTTGCTGTTGTAGCTCAATGTGAAACAACTAGTTCTACAACCCACTTAGCATGGTCATTTAATTGGCTAGAAAAGGATTAATAAATGGCTACTAAAGTTTATTCCCCAGAGGAAATTATCACTTCTGATAGTACCTCCCGTGAAAAGTTTCAGAAACTTGATTCTAGCCGTACCTCAGTTTTAGACCGAGCTCGTGAGTGCTCTAAGCTAACGATCCCATCTGTTGTGACTGATGACGGTCACACAGAGACAGATGATTTATCTACCCCTTATCAGGCGGTAGGCTCACGTTTGGTTCACAATCTAGCAAACAAATTATTGTTAGCGTTGTTGCCCCCTAATACTTCTTTCTTTCGTTTGCTACCTAGCCCAGAAGTTGTTGATACACTAAAACAACAAGAAGGCACTACAGACGAATTAGATAAAAATCTAGTATTGATTGAAAATGAAATGATGAAACAGATCGAGCGTGAAGCACTTCGTGTGCCGATCTTCGAAGCTATCAAATCATTAATTATTGGCGGTAACGCACTTTTATTTAAAACTGAAGGCGGTATCAAATCGTACCGTATGGCTAATTACGTTGTTCAGCGTGACTACTCAGGCAATCCTATTGAGATTATTTCAAAAGAGTCAATGAGTAAAGACAGCTTGCCTGAAGACGTAATGGATCAAGTCTTAAGTGACCCAGATTTACAAGAAGCAGAAAAAGTTACATTATTTACCCGTGCCATCAAAAAAGAAGGTGTGTGGTATATGTTCCAAGAAGTCGAAGGTTTTCTTGTGCAAGGCTCAGAGCAAACCTTTCAAGACAACAAGGAACTACCTTTTATCCCTCTACGTTGGACATCAATCAACGGCGAGAACTATGGTCGTGGTTTAGTTGAGCAGTACTTAGGTGACTTCCGTTCACTTGAGGCATTGTACCAACTATTGCTAGAAGCTTCATCGGTAATGAGCCGAGTGATCTTCGGTAAGCGAGCAGGTTCAGTTCTTGATGTTGACGACATCAACGAAGCTGAGAATGGTGTATGTATTCTTGGTGACCTTGAAAACGACATCACAACATTGCGAGTAGACAAAGGTTCTGATCTCCAAGTTCCAATGAACATGGTACAAGATCTTACCCGCCGTCTTGAGCAAGCATTCCTAGTAGCTTCGTCAGCTGCCCGTGACTCAGAGCGTACAACTGCTACTGAAGTTCGCATGATGGCTGCTGATCTAGAGAATTCATTGGGCGGTGTTTACTCATTGCTCTCACTAGAAATGCAATTGCCTTTGGCACAGCTACTACTAGCTCAATCACAAATCGATGTTAAATCTATTGGTATCGATCTTGTTATTGTTACTGGTGTAGAAGCTCTAGGACGCACAGCTGAGTTGGATCGTATTCGTCAGTTCAACGCTTTGCTACAAGAAATTGGAGCACCAGAGCTAGTACTATCACGCATGAACGTAGGTGTTTACATCGACAAGATTGCTAATGCACTGTCTATGGACGCTACTGGTTTAATTAAATCTGAACAACAAATTCAACAAGAGCAACAAGCTCAACAACAACAAGCTTTAATGCAACAAGGAGCAGGTAACTTAGTTAACGCTGCTACTCAAGATGCACCACAAGCTTTGATGGAAGCAGAGATGCAAAATCAATAAGGAGAGAATATGGCTGCTACTAAGTCATTATACGAGCTAAAACAAGAAGCTCAAAAAAAGAAAAACCCTAACACTATCACAGATGCAGATTATTATTTGCGTGATAAGACAAAGGAAGCCGAACTTGGCTATCCTAACACTATCGACATGACTCCTCCAGAGCCTAAGCCTGTTAAGAAGGCAGCAGCTAAGGAGGATTAATTATGTCCGAAGAAGTGATTAATGAAGTCGCTTCGGAAGCACCTGCGGAGTCTCAGAGCGAGGCTCCTCAGCTTTCCGAGCGTGAACAGATTGAACAAGAAGCAATTAACCGTTATCGTGAATCACAACAATCGCAAGAAGAACGTGAATCAGGTATGCCAGAAGGATACAACGAAGACGGTACTCAGCAAGAAGAGCTGATTGGCGGTAAATTTAAGTCACAAGAGGACTTGTTAGCCGCTTACAAGGAACTTGAATCTAAGCTAGGTCAACCTAAGACTGAATCTGAAAAACCCGTCACAGAGGCTCCTGAGGATTCTGAGAGCCCATCTGAGGATGGTTTCTCTGCTGCTAAGTATGAACAAGAATATGCTGAAAATGGTTCGTTGTCAGACGAGTCATACGCAGATCTTGAGAAGCAAGGCTTTAGCAAGGCTCAGGTAGATGCTTACATCCAAGGACAGAAGTCCTATGGTGAATCTGTTCGTAATGCTGTCTACGATGCTGTAGGCGGTCAAGAGAATTATGTGGAAGTAGTCAATTGGGCTTCCGATAATATGCCACCCGAGATAATCAAAGAGTACAACGATGCTGTTGATTCCTTAGATCAGGCTAAGATGCTACGGACTCTTGAATACATGAACTTTAAGAAGAACGAAGCTGCTCCGTCAGCTCCTCGTCGACTTGAGGGCGATGCTCCGGCAGCAGGTATTCAGCCGTTTGCTTCTAAACTTGAGTGGCAAAATGCACAATCGAATCGCTTATATGGCAAAGACGCTAAGTACACTAACATGGTCGACCAACGTTACTTAGCTGCTCGCAAACGCGGTACGATTTAACCAATTGAGCCCTTGGGGGAAGTTTCTCGTCTCCTTTATTCTCCCTTGTGGCTCTCCTAACTCTACAAAGAGACTCCTCGATGCTTATGTTTATTTGGTATTCCGTAAGCCCAGACAATTATGATGCGCTCTGATTAGAAGGACACCTTAAAGAAGAAGAAAAAACTAACAGCTACGAGATTACATTTTATATAACTATAATCATTGAGGCAATAAAAATGGCTTTAACTGTAAATAATATTGGTAACAATAGTTCTACTCCGCGTGGTGTACCAACGGATATGGACAATGCACTGGAAATCTACTACGGCTCAGTCTTGACTGCATTTGACCGTAAGCAAGTTTTCCTTGATTTGGTAACCACTAAGTCTATCGACTCAGGTTCATCAATCTCTATCCCAGTAATTGGTCAAGGTTCTGACTCAGATACCAACACCCACGTTCCGGGTACTGAGCTCACCATGTCAA